GATACCTGTTTGAATAAAAATGAATTGCACCTCATGACCAAACGGAAAATGTTTATAAAAGTTGAGAACAACTTGTACAATTCACCGTGCGGGGAGTTGTTGAAAGCTCCTCGCGCGATACAAGGGGCAGATCCAAAGTTTATAGCTTTGGTCGGGCCTTGTTTTATGGCGCTCCAGGCTGAATTGAAAAAGTGTTGGGATGGGAAAAATTTTCCTATATTGTTTTCTAGTGGCGTGGATAGTGTTAAGTTAGCGCAACATGTGGATGTGCCAGAATGGCAGATATTTAAGAATGATGTTAGTTCTTATGATGCATCCATTTGTGCGGCTATATGTGAGTTGGAAGTTTGGATGGCTGGTAAGATGGGTGCGCGTCGTGTGGTTCGCGACCTTATGAGAGCCAATATCTCGACTCATGGAGTGTCAAGTAAGGGAATAAAATATAAAGTTAATGGGACCAGGAAATCTGGCGACCCATACACAACTTACTTCAATTCAATAATAAATGGATTGTTGCATTTGTTTGTGTTGACAGATAGGGGGACTTTGGAGCTCTCTAATGTGTTGCGTAGAATAAGAATGCTAGTTGCAGGGGATGATAACCTTCTGCGGCATTGCCGAACATTAATTCCATATTGGCCCGACATGACTTTGCTCGGTTTTAAATGTGATAATTTATATGTTTCTACGTTAGATAGAGCAGATTTTTGCTCATCTAAGATTTATCGTTTAATCGATAAATATACTTTTGCACCAATGTTGGGTCGAGTAATAAACAAATTATTTGAATTCAACAACCCCCCCGCTAAGATAGATCCTTTTAGTATAATTCGAGGTGTGGTGTTGGGGTTGCGTGCAGCAAGCACGGTGGTTCCATTTATGTGGGACTACCTAAAATGGGTGCTTGTATTGACAAAGGGGGTCCCTGTGTGGATCCCACCAAATGAAGAATGGAAGATGACATATGGTATGTTACTTGCTGATCCACCTGATGAAATAAATAATCAGGTTGTGGTAGAGCGCGATTACCATTATTCATTTTACCATCATTCATTTGTTATGCGGGCAGTGCCACGGGAATTGAAGTATACCGATTGGCTTAGCAATGGTGTCGTTGAGTTGTTATTCGATCACGACACTTCTGCGCCGCAATCTATTTTCGTATAATATGGGGTCGCCACATTAATCGTCCAAAATGGAAGCTGTTATTCCATGCTAAGGAGTCGGGGATATAAACCGTTGCCCTTGTTAAGGGTTCCCCCTCACCGGAAAGCCTACAGACTGCACGGATGACCGCTGGTTGTGGCGATGTACAGTCGGCGTGACTTGCGTGTATCCCATTCACAAGTAATATATTCTATAAGCGAGATTCCTAACGGAGAAGTCGTAATACAATATGAATAAGCAAAATGCGAAAATTAATAAAATTGTTTCTAAAACTGTGGCAGCAACTGTTTCGGCAGTGCGTGCCAAAAATAAAAATAAAAAACCAATAAAAAATAAAAATAATAACCGTAAGAAAGGTTTTGGAGCGCTGGTGGGTACTACTGGCGCCACTTTACCGGCCCGAATAAATAAATCTTCTTGGGCAAATATGTTAAATAACCCGTTTGAGGCGCCAGTGTGTAGACTCGGCTTCAATTCTTTTATTAAAACGGATTTGTATACTGCAACGGCTCGATTTGTAACCACAGCTAATGCTGATGGGTCTTTAGCAGTTGTCGTTCAACCTTTTCTTCTTTCTAATTCAGCCGGGCCAATATTAATCAATAGTGCTGGCGCTGGTTCAGGCACGTGGGCAGCTGTTGGTTTTACCAATGCGGCTACTATCGCGTCTGTTTGTAGTGAGTGCCGTATATTGGGTGTTGGGTTGAAAATTGTCCCCAACATTCCTTTGACAGTGGCCCC